AAAGGTGAAAAGAATTGGAGAATATCTGTATCTTATAATTTTATACAAATATGAGTTTTAAGAAAAACAAATATCAAGTTATACGTGGTGCTATATCTAAAGAGGTAGCAGACATAGCTTACAGGTATTTACAAATATCAGCAGAAGCAGATCACTGGATGTTAAACAATGGTGTAACTCATGCAGGCAATAAACTTGTAGGTAATTTTAACGACCCACAAGTTCCAAACTCTTACGCTAAATATGGGGATAGATTAATGGAGACATTGTTAGTCAAAACAATAGCTGTGATGCAGAAGAAGACAGGACTTAAACTAGTGCCTACTTATTCTTACACAAGACTTTATAGAAAAGGTAATATCTTACGAAGACATAAAGATAGACCTAGCTGTGAGATATCAACTACACTAAACCTAGGTGGAGATGCATGGCCTATATTTATCGATCCTACGGGGTCTAACAACGTCATAGACGAGTATAAAAACATACATAAGCCTGGTGCACCCAAGGGTGTAAAAGTAGACTTAAAACCAGGAGATATGCTCATCTACTCTGGTTGTGAATTAGAGCACTGGAGAGAGCCTTTTGAAGGTCAATTATGTGGTCAAGTATTCTTGCACTATAATCATGCAGATGGACAGTTTGCAAAGTCTAATTTGTATGATAAAAGACCTATGCTAGGA